AATGCTGGTGCAGTAAGTGCATACGCAGTTGCTATTAAAGACTTTCCTGAATCTCCACAAGCAAGTGTACTAGGTGCATTTAAGTCAGGACTTGCTTCTTTACTTGGCGGTGATGCAGATCCAATGGCTCCAATCAAACGTTTTGGAGAGTTACAACTCAATACTGCACAAATTATTGCTAATGCATATGCTGTAAGTGCGTATGCTGCTGCTATCAAAGATTTCCCTGAATCACCACAAGCAAACGTACTAGGTGCATTTAAAGGTGCAGTTGCAAGTTTATTAGGTGGCGACTCAGACCCGATGGCACCGATCAAACGATTCGGTGATTTAACACTTAACACAGCTGGTATTACTGCTAACGCTGCTGCTGTTAAAGCATATGCAGATGCAATCAAAGACTTCCCTGAGTCACCACAAGCAAATGTATTAAGTGCATTTAAAGGTGGACTTGCATCACTATTAGGCGGTGACAAAGATCCAATGGCTCCAATTAAACGATTTGGAGATTTAACACTTAACACAACTGGTATAAAAGCAAATGCAGAAGCAGTAAGTGCTTATGCTGCTGCTATCAAAGATTTCCCAGAATCTCCAAGTACTACGCTATTAAATTCATTTAGAACTGGTATTGCGTCACTACTGGGTGGAGAAACTGATCCAATGGCGCCTATTAAAGCGTTTGGTGATCTAACACTTAACACAGCTGGCATAAAAGCAAATGCAGAAGCAGTAAGTGCATATGCACTTGCTATTAAAGACTTCCCTGAATCTCCTGCAACTACTATACTAACATCACTGCGAACAGGTATTGCATCACTACTGGGTGGCGAAACTGATCCGTTTGCTCCAATGAAACGTTTTGGAGACTTATCTCTAAACACAACAGGTATTACTGCAAACGCAGGTGCTGTTAAGGCATTTGCAGATGCAATGGCCAATATGCCACAAGTTGACAGCACACGCTCAGGCGGCGTACTTGGAGCAATGAAAGATTGGTTCGCCGGTGAAGAAGAAATGCCATGGGACGCAGTATCAAAATTTGGTAGTGCTAAAATAAATGTTGATGGTGTAACTAATAATGCAGCCGCAATTAATGCAATGTCAACTTCTTTAAGCAATTTTGCACTAGAAAAACTTGACAGCGAAGGAATTATCAGTTATACTAATAGTATTAAAGATTTAGTTGCACAATTAAAAGCATTAAATGTTGAATTGAAGAAAGATAATGATGGTTATCTTACAGATAGAGCCAGTGCTGGCGAGCTATTAAACAACATTTCGCTAAGTACTAGTGCAGGAGCAGGCAATACAGGCGAAGTAGCATCGTTACTACAACAACTTATTGAGTTAACTATGCAACAATTAGAATTAGATGAAAAAATTGAGAGAAATACAAAGGATGCACGAGGTAGCGATTTGTTAGTATCATCCGTTACTGAGTACTAAAGAGGAACACAAATGAGTTGGAAAAAATATTTTACACCAGTGCCAACAGGTAATAACCCTACAGGAAGTTATAGTCCTTTTAGTGGTAAGTCTAATGGTATGCAAGCAGGACCTGCTCGTTCAAACTACTCATCCTATTTGCCTGATGTTTATGTTGGGTCTCCTAATCGTGTTGAACGTTACGGCCAGTACAATACTATGGATATGGATTCAGAAGTAAATGCTGCTCTTGACATTCTTGCAGAATTTTGTACACAAAAAAATAAACAAAACAATACACAGTTTACTGTTGATTTTAAAACAAAAGCAACAAATACAGAAATTACAATTATTCAACAGTATTTGTTACAATGGGCAAAATTACAAGACTTTGATACTAAAATGTTCCGCACAATGCGTAACACCTTTAAGTATGGAGATCAATTCTTTGTAAGAGATCCAGAAACAAAACGTTGGTTTCATGTTGATCCTGCAAATGTAACTAAAATTATTGTAAACGAAAGCGAAGGCAAGCGTCCTGAACAATATGTAATTAAAAACTTTAATTTAAATTTTGTCGAAGGTGTAGCAACTACACCTTACGAAACTAACGGTAACATTACCGGCGGCGGAGCAAACTATACTACTGGTGGTGTGCGCGGCATGGCAGGCAATCCTAACAATACAATGGGCGGAAGTCGTTTCCAAAACGACCAAAATGAAATTACTGTAGATGCAGAACATGTTGTACATTTAAGTTTGAGTGAAGGATTAGACAATAACTATCCTTTTGGTAATTCGTTACTTGAAACTATTTTTAAAGTTTACAAGCAGAAAGAACTGCTTGAGGATGCGATTATCATCTATCGTGTCCAACGTGCGCCGGAGCGCAGAGTATTCTACGTTGATGTGGGCAACATGCCAAGTCACTTGGCAATGCAATTTGTAGAACGTGTTAAGACGGAAATCCATCAAAGAAGGATCCCATCGTCAACAGGGGGCGGTCAGAATGTCATAGACTCATCATACAATCCTCTATCAATCAACGAAGACTACTTCTTCCCGCAGACCGCAGAAGGTAGAGGCTCTAAAGTTGAAACGCTTCCAGGTGGCACTAACTTAGGAGAAATTGATGACCTTAGATACTTTACTAATAAGTTGGTACGCGGATTACGTATCCCAAGTTCGTACCTACCTACTGGAGCAGATGATTCAGCAGCACAATATAATGATGGCCGCGTGGGAACAGCATATATCCAGGAGTTACGCTTTAATACCTATTGTGAACGTTTGCAAGGCCTAGTAGTTGAGCAGTTTGATAGAGAATTTAAACGTTATTTGTTAGAAAAGGGCGTAAACATTGATACAGCAATGTTTGATCTTAAATTACAACCACCACAAAACTTTGCTGCATATCGTCAAAGTGAAATTGACAATGCTCGTGTACCAACATATACACAAATGAGTCAAATACCTTATATTTCAAATCGGTTTGCATTAAAACGTTTCTTAGGATTAACAGACGAAGAGCTTGCAGAAAATGAACGTCTATGGAAAGAAGAAAATGATGAAAATCTAACTCCACCGCCTGGTGATGCAAGTGCAGAAATGCGTGGTGCAGGAATTAGTAGTGCAGGAATTTCAGATGATTTAGGAGGTATGGAAGATACTACTGGTGATGAAGCACCTGCAATTGATGGCGGCGCAGGCGCAGGTCCTGAAACTGCAACAGGAACAGACCTAGGCGCAGAACCAGCGCCAACGGCCCAAACGGTATAAATACTAATATGTTATTACGTGAGATATTTTATTTTGACAAAGAAACTGTTGATCCTGTAGAAGACGATCGTTATGATCCGACAGCAGATCAATCTCCTATTGACTATGACGATACACGTAAAACAAGATTAACGCTACGTCAAATTAACAAACTTCGCAAAGCATCTGATCTTCATAAGAAAGAAAAAGCTGTAGAATTAGACTTTATTAAACAGATGTATGGCATTGCAGCAAACGCAGAGGCCGGCGGAGTATAATTATTGAAAATATCTTTTGTATTAGGTAACGGCACTAGTCGTAAAAATATACCTCTTAACCATTTAAAAAAATACGGAACTGTATACGGATGTAATGCAGTATACCGAGATTATATTCCTGATTACCTTATTGCTGTGGATACTAAGATGGTAATCGAAATTAATGAAAATAAAGTACAACACAAAACAAAAGTGTGGACTAATCCTAATAGAGCTTTTGCAAGTATGTCTAACTTAAATTATTTTAATCCGTCAAAAGGATGGTCAAGTGGACCAACTGCATTATGGAAAGCAAGCGAAGATAACAATCAAACAATATATATTCTAGGTTTTGATTACAAAGGCATTGGCGAACAAAATCAATTAGTTAATAATTTGTATGCTGGAACATGGAATTATAAAAAATCGACAGACAAAGCAACGTTTTACGGAAATTGGCTTAAACAAACAGTTGCAACTATTCAAAAAAATCCTCAAAAGAGATATATACGAGTGTTAGAAGACAGGGGATTTACACCTAGAGAATTTTCAAAACTAAACAACTTAGAGCACATTTCAATAGAAAATTTCATTGAAATGTATGGAAAATAACTCTATCTTGCTAAAATGGCTCGTTTTGAGCCTATTTCTACGTACTTTTCTTATAATTATGTAAATATATAATGACAGCCCCACACAGGTTAGTTGTCAATGATTGATCTGTGTATAACAAACATTTATAGGAGAATGAAATGGCCGATCAAAAGAAATTTGAAGAAATGCTCGAGCGTCTCATCAATGAAGATAAAGAAGGCGCTGAAGAGCTATTCCACGAG